ACGTAATACTATTCGCTAAACCAGTCGGAATGCCAAAATAATCAGCCAAATCTCCTACAGGAACATTAGTTTTAGAAACCGTAGGAACTGTATAAGAAGTACTATCACCAGGATTATCCTGAGAACCACAAAATTTTTCCCAATTAGACCACACCAAACGATTAGGAACAGCAAAGAAAAAACTATCCAAAAACATATTATCCATAATCGGATAAATAGGAGTTGCCATACGAGCAAAAGCCGTCATCTTTAAATTAAAAGTATCACCAGGCAACGCCTCATCCACATAAATAGGAATTAAATAACCAGCATTAAAAGTGGTCTTATGACCATGAGAACGATTAAAAGAAGAACGCTGAATATTAGCCTTAGGAACTTGACTAAAAGCATGCTTCATAACGGACTTGATACGCATAAAAAACTCTCCATGTAAAAAATAAAATCCTTTTCACGCCCGCATTCTTCGAATAATGGCGGGCTTAACCCAACCGGCAGGCCCCTTTCGGGGCTCGCCTATGTTGGGCCTTCTCTACTTCAAATTACAACCATCAACCGGATCTTCATCACCATCAGATAACTCATCAACAACACGAGCAGTCTGATTCAAAATCCAATCTGCATAATCTTCAACTTCAGACATCTTGCGATTACGGCCAACAGTATCTCTCAACTCATCAGCACAAAAATCAACAAGAGAATTAAAAGCATGAAAACGCTTAATCATGACACTTCCTTAACAGGAACAAATTCAATCAAACAACCTAAATTCTTAGGAGCAGACAACAAACTCAAAAAACCAGAATTTTCATCAAACTCACCTAACTCAAACAAAACATAGTCAGCAGTATAACGCGAAAAATTATGATCAGGATCTGAAATAGAAGATGTCACAGCACGAAGCGCTTCTCCAACCGTACGAAAATACAATGGATCAAAATAAGCTTCCGCTTTAGAATCATAAATAGTAAAAATCTTCTTACTCATAAAAATCTCCTATAAAAGTGAACGAACAAACTTGGAAAGTTTGGCCTTCCAAACTTTCCTCTGAGACTCTAAAGAAGGACCTTCTTTAGAAGACATTTCAATAGCCTTATCACGACGTCTTTGCTTCAAAGCAGCAAAGGAGTCAGGATCAAGGCACTCATAATGAGAGTCATAAAAACGAGGGGGCCGCGACTTGTATCCTTTCGGATCGACAACTCGATCTTGAGGATAAACATCTCGATGATACTTAGAAATCCATTCCTTAGCGATACCAGGACGTCTCGACATACACGTATACTCGGGCTGACGCCCTTGATAATGTTCATAGGCATTCTTCCCTGTAACCTTCTTCATACAATAACGAGCCACATAAGCGGCACTAGAAAAAGTCAAACGACCAATGGAAGAATATCCCTTCTTCCAAACAGACTGTAAAAACTCAGAAACATAAATAAGCTCTCCAGAACCAGTCACCTTAAAAGCTTTCTTATCTGGAAAATCAAAACCAAACAACAACGCATGGTAATGAGGACGACCTAACTTATCACCATACTCACCACACATATAAAAACGAATACCTCGAGACAACTTCTTAGCCATCAAATCAGCAAACTCTTGATCATAACCAAGAGTACTCACCAACAAACGAGGATAACTATCACGAACCTTAGACTTCAAACGCTTCATAAAATCCTGGAAATCTTTCTTAACCAAAGAACAATTCTCAGGAAGATGCTCATCATCATAAGTTAGCGTTATAAAACAATTATGTTCATGCAATTGAGCTTCATGCATACAGCGAATTGCCCACATCTTAGCGTGAGCAAAACGACAAGCATCACATTTACCACAAGGCAAATTAACAAACTCTACTGGAGTAGCCAAATAAGAAGAACGCTCATAATTCTCACGAGCAACATGAGGATCAGAGCGTTTAGGAAGAAAAATAACGTTTTTTTTACCTGTAAGCTCTTCTTGCAAAAGAGCAGGCTTTGGATTAAGGCATGCCATGCTATAATTGACCTCTAACGAAATATGGGTGCTTAAGCGAATAGCCTCGTAAACTCGCCGCTTAAGCAAAAAACTGTATAATCCTAACAGGCCTATGAAAAAAAGGCCACGAGAAGCCCCCTCTAACATGCCTAGAGGGGGCAACTCAATCTAAAGACGAATTCCGCCTCTCATATGTAAGTCACCACCCTGAAGATGATTCTTAGGGTGAACAGCTGACGACATCGAAAAATGTTTCTTTGAATGCCTTCTACGCAACTTATGTCTCTTCTTGTGATGTCTCATAACTATTTCCTCCAAAAAAAACCAAAAAACTTCTAAAAAAAAAAGACCGGATTAAAAATCCTGTCACTCCGCACAATATATATCAAGTGAACCTATATTGTGCTCCCCTCCGATTTTGCTTCGCTACCCAAATCGACCGGGGATTGTGGAGTGACCTCAGGAGCCTTTGCAAGACCCATCTCTATCATCTTATCTAAGTTAGCCGGATCATCAACAAACTCTAAAAACTTACCGGCATCATTATCAAACTCTTTACGAACATAAGCAGGAAGAGTCATAAACATTTCATCAGCAGACTTAACTAAATTCAATGCTGTATGATAGTCACAGACTTCAGTAAAATCACCATAATGACCTTCATACTCATTCACATGCTCTAAAAGACCATCACGCTCATACTTCTTCATAATCACGTTAATATCGCACTCATCTTTAGCGCTCTGAACAACCAATCCCTCATCAGGACATTCAATACCTTCATCAGGGTAATAAAGACCAGCAACCTTATAATTCAACTTAACATTAGCCATAACAATCTCCTATTTCCTCAAAACACTCTTAGCCGAACTTGACAACGGATTAATCAAATTCTTAAAACGATCAACATAACGCAAAGCCTTACCATAAGTACTCTCATCAATCCGAGCTTCCGTCTTAGCACCAGGAACTTGAGCGCCTAACAACTCATTCTGAATCCACAAATTACGAGCCGAACTACGAGCCTGAAGGGCTTCAGATAAAGCTTTGTTATGCAAAGCATTAGAAAGAGCAGTATCAGCCCTAAGCTTACGATTAGTCTCCCGCATATTCTTAATCTCTGCACGAGTACGAGCAGCCTCCATAGCGCTAGAAACGCCAGAACCAAGAGCATTCTGCATCTGAGCGCCTGCACCACCAGGTGAGGACGCTCCGCCTTGTGTAGCCATCAAAATCGGGTTTAAACCGGCAGCCAACATATCAGCACGAGAACGTTGATAGGCAGTAGAAGACATACGCTCCTGAAAAGCCATCTGCTCACGAGCAATATTACGATTGGCGGTATTAGCACTATGACCACCAAGATAACTAAACAAACCAGCTATAGGCGAAGACCAATCAAATGAATCAGCCATAACGTCTCCTTAAAAATGATCAATCATGCCAGGAACACTATAAACAGGCATCGGTCGAGCACACTTCAAGTCAATATAAGAATCAAATAAAAAATGAGGACCTGAAGTAGCCAATACGCGAGACATAGGAGGATTCTCAACAATAAACGTCGAACCTAATGAAGGTAAAGACGTAAACTTCTGAGCTAAATGCCAAGCATCCAAAGGCGTAGAATAAGTAGAACGAAACTGACCGGTAATCTTAGAAGGCAAATACCTATAATCAGCAAACCTTTCCTGATAACCAAAAACCTGAGTATCAGCAGCAGTACCTTGAGCATAAATCTCTTGGTTTAAAACAGCTTGCTCACCAATATGCGCAAGAGCGGGCCAATAATAATCCCACCGAGTCTGACGAGAAAACATACGATTTAAACCTTGCTGATAATTTAAATCGGCACGAACAGAAACAAGGCCAATCAAAACACAATGCTCTGTAAAAGACTTAACAAATCCATGATTATGAGCAGTAGCAGTTGCAAAAGCAGCTAAATTACCTTGTGGAGTAGTTTCACCAGTAATAGAAGAACCTGAAGTTTGGGCCACAGGATTAATATTAATAACTGAAGAACCGCCACCTAAATACTCAGCACGTTGCATACGGGCATCAGGTGAAGTAACGCCAAAATGAGACTTAATCACTTCAATATAACGCGTACCACCTCGCGCATCACGCTCATACAATTTCTGAATCTGAAAAGACTGACGTAATTGATTAATAGTCGCAGCAGTTGCATTCGTTAAATCTGCCAACAAACCTTGATTACCATACCAAGCATTATCAGTAGCACTACCAGCAGCATTCCAAGTAGGAGTCGTACTACCGTTAGTAAAATTCAAATAATTAATTGTACCAGAAGCACCAGGCTTAAATTTAAGAGGAGCACCATCAGAAATAATCGGAGCAGTAGTACCTAAAGGGAGAGAAACAGCAGTTCCTTTTTGAGGCCAAGGAAGACAAGAAGTAAAATAATCATGACGCTTACCGCGTTGGAGTACACTAGCATAATTAGTGTAAGTATCCGGACCATTTCCGGTATCCACCGTAACAGCATTCTGTAAATTTTCATCTCTAAACCATTGATTCCAAATTAAATTCATGGCGCGACCGTGCAAATTATTCCACGTAATACTATTCGCTAAACCAGTCGGAATACCAAAATAATCAGCCAAATCTCCTACAGGAACATTAGTTTTAGAAACCGTAGGAACTGTATAAGAAGTACTATCACCAGGATTATCCTGAGAACCACAAAATTTTTCCCAATTAGACCACACCAAAC